GTTTGCGCCTGTAATGCTTCCTACAATATAGGGAACGTTTGGTTGAGTTATAGGTGGACTTGCATCAACCCATTGTGCTGTATCAGTATCTTCATAGTAAACTTTTAATCTACCCGAATCACTTTCCCACCAAAGGTCGCCGCCGCTTGCAGTTACAGGCGGATTATCGCTTACACTAACGCTTGCTCCGCCTGCACCGTCTAGTGTTATATTAATTTGTGTTTTGTCAACAGCCTTGCCTAGTATTACAGAACCTGCTGCTGATATATTTGTTATGCCGCCGGAAGTATTTACATAGTAAATTTCTCCCGGACTAAGATTAGTAAAGCCGTCAATTGTATCGCCTTGTACAAATATTTCTGAATTAGTTTGACCTTGTGTAAAGTTTCCGCCAGATACACCTATAAGATTATCAGCTGTTAAGTTTGAAACAATAGGGCCTGTAGTTGTAGTATATAAGTTCTTTCTAAGGTCTCGATTTCCCTGAAAAAGCAATTGATGCACGGCTACATCACCACTAAAGTGTCCGTCTACAACTCTAGCATCACCAGCTTGTACATCAGATTCAAATGTCCACGTTTTGCCGTCCTTGCTGTATGCAGGACGTTGCCTGTTTGTACTGCCGTTATTAAAGTAACTGTATACTAGATATTGATCGGTTCTAGAATCATAGTGTCCTCTAGATGTGTTACTAAAGGCACTTGCAGTACCGTCGTCTACTGTAACACTAGCTTCTTGTGAACTAAATGTTCCGTCTGCTTGAAATGTAAACATATATACTTCAGGTGCTGCTTGATTTGAAGGTTGAGTTAGGACACCCAATCTACTAATACTAGTATTAACCATAACATCTTGTACCATGTTATCTAGTTGTACTTCTGTGCCCCAGCTGGGATCTCCTACATTGTCCAATACAACACTTACCATACTAGTTGTATTATAACCCCAAACTATAAGATAGTTATCTACAGTTGGCATATACGTCATCGGTTCGTAGGCCTGAAATAATACTGCTGCGCCTTGCGTTGATGTTGGTGTATTAATATATGTGTCTGCTGTTACACCTGCTCCAGTGCCTGAAACCATATAAGATGCAAAGTATGCTTTATTACCATAATCAAATCCAACATACAATTTATTGTGATTACTATTAAAGAATGCAGCAATTTTTTGACATTGATTATTTCCTAGTAATTGTCCATCCACTGTTACGTCTACACTGCCAAATGCTCCGCTAGTAAAAAGATTGTCTGTTGAATTCCATCCTACAATTCGATAGTACATTCCGTCATTGGCGCCCGAATTAATTGCACATATTACCAACTGATTGTTAGCAGTATCTGCTGCTAAACTACAAGTAACTATGCCGCCAGTGTGGGAAACCCAGTAGTTTTCAAAAAGATCAGAACGTATGTGTTGCAGTTCTCCTGTAGTTGGATCTTCTGTAAAAGCACTTAGATACGCATCGTTATTAGTTGGAGTAAGTGTAAAAATGTAATTTCCTAAACGTGCATATTGATGCGATTGTGGTCCATTACGCAAAGATCCATAGCTGTCTGATGCAGGACTAAATCCTCGGTTGCCTGGTATACTAAGAGTATTTCCGTTAATATTTTGATATGTTGTAAATGTATCAAAAACATAAGATTGTGTTTGCGTTATTGATGAAACTGTATTATCAAGATTAAGAACTACAGGTTCTCTAGGTCCAAGTGCTGTTGATGCAGTAAATCTACCTCTGTACTTTTGACCATAATTGGCCCAGTCTTCTGCATTATCTAAATCTGTATAATCATTTGAAAATGCTGCTGCACCTAAGTCTGCTGTATTTGCTTTTAGTGCAATGGCTGCAAGAACTTCACTACCAATGTTTTCATTATCATTAAGTGCTGCTGCTAGTTCGTTTAGTGTGTCTAAAGATTCAGGTGCACCGTCAATTAAATTAGTAATTGCTGTATCAACATATGTTTCGCTTGCTAGTCCTGTAAGATCTGTACTTACGAGATAGCCAGCATCGTTAACTAGATCGCTTACATTGTCTAGTGGTTGTAGTGCAGAGTCTGCTAGTTGTCCTTGAAACGAGCTTGCAAAGAATGTTGTGTCTTGGTATGCTGCTGTTCCTAAATCGGCAATGTTTGCTTTTAATGCAAGTCCGTTTGTTATTGTAGTTGCAAAGTTTTCGTCATCACCTAGTGCAGCAGATAGTTCATTTAGAGTATCTAATGCTCCTGGTGCGCCATCAACAAGATTGGTAATAGCATTGCCAACAAATACTTCAGTAGCATATCCAGTTAAGTCAACACTTGGAATTTCTGATATTTTAGTATTAACATATGTTTCTGTTGCGTAACCTGTAAGGTCTACAGATACATTTGCTAGTAGTACATCAGTTTCAGTTTTTGTATAATAAGGAGTTAGATCAACTTCTGGTATTGCTGCAATAGCTGCATTAATCTGTCCTTGTAAATCACTTTCGACTGCTTGTAACTCAGTGTTTACAAACTCCTCTGTAGCAATAGGGAAGCCACCTTTAGTTGCTCCGTCCATAACACGAAGTTTTGCTGTATTTGTGTCAAAGAATACTTCACCTCTTTCATATGATAAATTTTCTATGCCATATGATGCAGGAAGTAATCTTATTGATCTCAATGTAAGGGTCTTTGACATTTATTAATCTCTCAAGTATTTTATGTATTTATCCAATACTACTTACCTTTACGTTTAGCAATTTTTGTAATTTCTCCGTGACCCCACGTAGTAAATGCCCATCTTTCGCCGTCTATAGGAGCAGTTGCTCTATGTAATATATTAGACGGAAAGATAACTGCTTGGCCAACGCCTAGGTCCCATTTGTGTTCTTTAGATTCTAAATATGCGCCCGGAGCTCTCTGTAATGTGCAAGTTAAGCCTAACAGTCTTCCTGATCTCTTTTTACCAGTAAATTGATCATAGTGCCAACCAAAAAACTGTCCTGGTTCATATTTGGCAATCTGTATAGGCCTAGCTACTACATCAACGGGGTATCCCATATCATAAAAAGGTTGGAAGTATGGTAGTAGATCTTGTATATCAAAAAATGATGGTGTCCACCAATGCGTTGTGCTAGTGCGGCCTACGCCAGTATAATTTCCTGCAACTCCGGATCGTTTACCAGGAAATTTTGATGCTTCGTTTATTATTTTTATACAATCTTCAGGTTTAAACAGCTGAAATGGTTTGCATAATTCAATACTATCTGGTTCTATTAACATATAGTATTTAATATTTTTTAATAGGTGTTGCCTCCGGATACTTTAATACAAAGTGTGTTCCTTCTTTTGTATCGGGTATTTCAACATAGATATCACAACGACAGTATAAATCTCCTGGCAGTGTTTGACTTTTACTTCTTAGTAATTTCCACTCCCAGTCGTTAGATTCTATAGTTTTGTAAATCTCTTCTCCTAGCTCACGCATAATCCAAAGTTGTTCTGTTTTTGTATCTGCATGTGTCCATTTATACTCACAAGAACTTAAATAATATCTCATGCTGGGTATTCAAAGTTTTGACAATCGCTGTGTTTAGCAATAAACTTTGCTCCGTTACGCAAATGAAATTTTTCAGCCATTTGTGTTAGAGGACTTAGTGTAACATATCTTTTAATATATGGATTATTACGTTTAATTTGTTTTTGTGTAGCAAATATAATTTCTCTGCCGGCGCCCTTTGTATAACTCCATACAGTATAAAATACAGCAACATCAACGCCCGGCCAACTCATATCTAGTTCTCTAGCTGGAACTTCGTCCGTATATGCAACACACAATACAGCATTAATTTTTCCTGTATCGTCGTCTTCTAATACATATACTTCTCTGCCTGACCGTATTCTCCATTCGGCTTCTATGTGTGGTCGGACTGGATCGTCCTTAATAATATCAAGTTCATAGTCTTGTAAAAGTCGAAGCAACTCATTCGTCTCCCAGGTTGTTTAAAAAGTCTCTTAGTTTAGTTGAATCTGTTTCTGCTTTAATTTTTTTAACAGGTGTTCCTTCATCGGGTGTCTCATTAGGAGTCACATTAGATCGTTTAAGTGCTTGAGCGATTGCACTTGCGCCGCCTGCACCTGCTGTTGCAGCTTGTTCGTCTTCTTCACCTAAGTCTTCGATACGCAATGTATCTATATTAAATGCTAAATCAATTTTTTGTCCAACACCACTTGAACTTCTAGTCTTCATTAATTGTATCTGATAGCGTCCACGTTCACGCATTGCTCTACTAGTAAAGATACCAATCAAGTTATCCGCTGTGTTGATCTTTGAGATACCACCCGAGATATGCGAGTGATCAAATTCAATTTCTTCTACAGAACTTCTATTCAACTGCGATGCTGTAACAAAGATACAGTTTAGTTCCATAGCCAAGTTACGCAACTCTTCCGATACATACTTGTCTTTGACAAATAAGTTTTCTGCTGATATCTTTTGTCCAATTGGATGCATCAAGTCTAGATAGTCAATTAGTAGTACGTCTACTTTGCGTCCTGTTTTAATTTCATACTCTTTTAAATATGCTCTAATGTCGTTTGCATTTTTGCCTGTAGGCATATACTTGACTTGGAAGGCGCCTGACTTCTTACCGATCATTTTAACTTTCATTTCAACATCGTCAATACTCTTAAACACTTCACGACTCGGAATCTCTGATGTCATACTATCAAGACGCATACTAACTAGATTCTCTGAAAGCTCAAACGTCAAGTACATAACGTTCATGCCCTGCAAACACCAGTTAACACCTAAGTTAGCCATAAACAAACTTTTACCAGATCCTGAACCACCTGCAAAAATGTTTAGCTCACCTCTGTTGAATCCACCAAACAGTTTTTTGTCTAGTGTAGGCCAGCCTGTACTTACTTGTCCGTTCTTGTCTTTGATTGCTTCTAGTCTAGCTCTCGGATCTGCAAAGTAGTCTGTGCCTAGATCTTTTTGCAAGCCGATCTGTACTGCTTTCTTAACCAAATCCTCAACCGGACCATATTCACCCTTCTCAAGAAGATCTGCCGAATCAAGTATGGCTTTCTCAAGCGCCTTGTGCCTCGAAAACGTTTCGAACTCTTGTAGAAGCCAATCATAGTGATTCTCCTGTAGTTGTCCTGGATCTTTAAGTTGTGCATCTGTTGCTGCATTAATCATGTCAAATGTAGGAATAGCATTATGCTCTTCTACATAATCTTTTAGAAACGTCGCTGGCGCCTGTAAACGTCTATCAAATGTATTTGGATCAAACACACCTTGACAGCGTACAAAGCTCTCAGCGTCTGTCATAAACATTTCTAGATATACCTTTTGTATATCATATCCGTAATCTGTATTTTGTCTGCTCATTCTTTTCCTATCGGCGGAAGTTCTTCTACTGTAATTATGCTCGGAGTAAATCCGTAAGGCTCATCTATTGATTGCTCCTTGTTTGCATACAAGTATAACACAAATATTATAAAAAGTAAACCTATCAATCGAACCATTTCTTTGCCGTCAATCTTATTTTAAGGGGCGACTCTGTTGCATGTACAGCTATTGAGTGTAGTGTGTATAGCCTTCCGTAACGTGCAACAGCATCGCCAATATCGTTAATATCTTCTGCCCAGGGTGGCATGCTTACTGAATATCCTAGCTCAATTGCTCGCTCTACTAGCTTAGACCCTGCTTTGTCTCTGTCGGGTACTACAATGATCTGCTTTTGTAGTCTGTTGAGTACCATAGCCTGTTGATCTGAAATCTCCGAACCTCCCAGTGCGCAACCTTCTACGTGTAGTGCATCGAGCTGACCCTCGCACACAATAGCAAACACTTTGGTATGACGTTGCTCATCTAAGTTGAATACGTATCCAGGTTGTACCTCTGTTAAGTACTTGGGCTTCTTATCTGGTGTAATAGCTCTAGCAGTCCAACCCACTACCCTACCTTCGTAGTAGAAAGGTATGATCAATCTATCACGGTACCCTAGGCTTGGACTCCAGTGATAGTCGATATCATCTATGCATAGATTACGTTCTAGCATATAGGCAAAAACATTTACCATACGTTCTGGTATAGTGCCCGCTTCGGCCCATTGATGATCTGCTAGTCTAACAGCATCGTCTGGTAACGGGACAGTGTTGAATGAGGGCAGTTCAGCTATGCGTGTTTTTGCCTCTACACCTTCATTCTCTCTCATCACTTCCAACGCCACCTTGTTGATTATATCGTCAGGCGCTCCTGTCCATTGTAGGAGTTTTCGTAACTTGTGTGAGAAATTTCTGCCCGGTTGCCAGCTTGCTTTGAAGCCGCAGTTAAAGCAATGATAACTAACGCCTCCATCTGGGTTACTTATAAGGCCACCACGGCCGCGAGTGTCTGCACTGTGACCATTGTGATGGCAACACGGTGCGTTAAAGGATAGCCAGCCACTAGGAGTTGTTTTCCTTTTAGCAGGCAAGTATGTCAGAACTGTATCGCTTACTACACTCATACTATTATTATAGCGTCAGTACAGTGTAATGTCAATCAGTTTCTGACTAATATTTTTGTGATTTTATTTTCTGGATTTGCTGATGTTTTAAATCTTAGATAACTGTATACACCATTAAAGTTAAACGGTATAGGTTGAGATTCTGATCCATCAAAATTGACTGATTCAATAGTTGCCCAGTTTGTAGCTTCGTTTAAACTATTATCTAATGTTGCTTGAATTAAAATGTCGCCGTCATAATTATTTGTATAAAAAACCGCAGTGTGTAGTGCATCATTTCCGTTAAGTGCAGGTTGAGCTGTTACTGCTTCGCTTACGTATTCGTCACTATCGACACCAGCTTGTAAGAATGTTGTAATAGTATACGAGTTCTTTGGACCAGGAAATGCTTCACCTGAAAGATGTAGTGTACCTTTTGCACCTAGTTGTTCGTCTGCATAAGTTAGTGTTTTTGTTGCTGCTGTATCAGTTAAATAAACACTGTAGGACAAATATTGTGAATCAACATTTAAAGTATCGTTTTCAGTGATAACAATTTTAAATAACCCTTTATTTGAAATAACTACTTCACCAGTATGCTCTATTACTTGATTGTTTTCAGAATCAAAAGCAACAAAGTGTGCAGTTTGGTTTGTTAATGGAATAGGTTTTTGATCAGGATTTAAAATCTGAAACTCTAAGGTATTATCAATACCTTTGTAAATTGAAATTGTTTTTTGATACACTGGTCTATACTCCGTTACGAATCCTGCCACATTGGCTACAAGTTTGGTTCTGTTGTTGACTAAATATCTAGATATAAGTGACATACTGTATTTATAGGAATTAATTAATAAAAACATGATCCTAAAAGAATTTAAAGAAAATTTCCCATTCATAAGTATTGTTTCTTATGGCGGTACGGAATATGTCGGGATTATTATCAATCAAGACAATGTTGTCACCAGTATGTATGTTTACACTGATATTAAATCAGATAACGAAAAAGAATTATTTCTTGAACTTGGAGAAGTATGGTGGTGGGAATCAAATCGAACAATACCAATCAGTATCTTTTTACGTCAAGAAATGGAGGCGTTTGCATATTGCATTATAACAATGAATTCTAAAGATGTAAGAATTGTTGACGGACCATGTGTAAACATAGGCAATTTAAACGTAAAACGTGTTAAGAGAAAAAACGTACAGTTAGTAAGAAAACTTAAGAATTAATTTGTTCACATAACAGATTCATATGAACAACTACTGCAAAAGCGTAGCTCATGGCATGCGCCTTTTTAAAGTAGTACTCTCCGTTATCTGGTTTGACCCAAACTTCCTGCATTATCTTTTCCCAAGGTTCGTTCGCTAGGTGTCTCTTGGCTGGTCGAATAATTGCTAAAACTGCTGCCAGTTGTTCCACACTGGAGGGCTTTAATGTCTGCAATATATTCTCGTGTCCGCTTACGTGGAATAGAAGATCTGAAAATTCTTTGTGCTGTAAAAGTGTCCATTCAGGAGTCCTTTCTACTAGTTCTTGTAAATGTTGTTCGTTTTTTACATCTTTATATATCGAAACATTTAAAAAATCAAGTTTAAAGTATCCACGTTCTTCTGCTGTCTTGTGTTCAATTGTAGATAATTTGTCTATTGGATTATGCGGTATTTCTGTAACATAAACACCCGTGTTGTGTTTTTTATCGCTACTTAATTTAGCCACACGGTGTTGTATCTTACTTAAGATAATATCTCTATCTGCAAAGTCTATATCAATATCAGGCATTATTTTATATAATTTAAGTTTAGTACAACTCTACATTTTTGATCTGTACATGTTGTACCTGTGTGAAAAGTTTTAGATGGAAAACTTACAAATCTGTTTTCAACACTAGCAACAGTGTCTCCATTATCAAATTTAGTATATCCATTATTTGTATTTAAGTATAACACAGCCGTAGTACAGATGTCAAGTAAATCTTCTCCTACTTGAATATCTTGATGCATACCTTGCTCTATTATTCTATCATTAGCAGGAGCAAAATTAAATTTTGCTCTTAGCAATATCCTTGGATTAATTTTATTAATAATAGGATTAATTAATCGAAACTGTTCCGATTGATGAGCAGGTGCTGCATATACAGTATTGTATAGTTGATAATCGTATTTAGGTTCAGGTGCAAGATCTTTATCTAAATTTATTGCTTCAGAATAATACCAAGGAAATGCTTCATCCATGATAGAAAACTGGAAGAATTTAAATTGCTCGTCATCTAAAAAATTGTCAATTACTTCAAGATTCAACCTAATTTACCTTTCTCTCTTAATTCTTTTCTAATTTTTGTAGCACTAATATTGTGTACTTCTTCGCCGAGGTCGTGTTCTGTAAACGTATAACCTACTCCTCGACCATAGCTAATATCAACAATATTAGGAACTTTAATTATAACATATTCTTTATAAAGAGTAAAGCCTTCTTTTTCTAACTCAATTTTAATATTATTCATTACTTGTTTAACAGTCCAAGGATTATCATCTTGTCCAGGAACTCTTTTATTAGCTTCGGTATCTTTTGGTACCTGACGAATCATAATACATACCTGTCCAATTTCTGCATATGCTTTTTTAAACAATGCAGTATGGCCAGGATGCCACGGTTGCCAACGGCCTAATAGTTGCGCTGTTGGTTTATCAAAATCAAACATCTTTAACTCCGTACTTTATATGTTTATACCATACTCTTTCGTGTAGGTAATATAACACAAATTTAATTATTAAATCAGCTACAAAAACAGCACCTACTGCTTTTGGTGGTAGGCCAAACATATACGCAATCGCTGCTGTAGTTGTGCTTGCAATAATGCGCCAAGTAACTGCTTTAGCTAAATGACGCTTTGGTGATACTTTATTTTCCATCTTCTAAAAACTTTGATACTACTTGCATTAATTGAACGTGTGTGTCATCAAACCATTCACTAACGTGGTAATTAAATTCGTTTTTTGTTAGTGGCTGATACATTGCATTTGTGTCTGCAAATCTTCCTTCTTTTATTGTATCCATCCATACAATATAATCAGCATCGAATTGTTTACGAGCTTCTTTAGTTGGTGCAATAAAATCTGCTACTACAACTTTACCTGCTTTGACTACGCCGTCTGCTAAATGACGCATACGTTGCGCCTGTCTTAATCTACCTTGATCTGAGAAATCCCAGTCGTTATATTCTTCACGTATTTCATCTGCATTTAGATGAATAGCACCGATCAATTTGGCAAACGGTGCTGCTAATGTGGTCTTACCGCTACCCGGTAATCCACAAATTAAAATTTTCATAAGTTTGATTCCTTTGCTACATCTTTGACCAGTTGGACATCTGATGGTTGCCTTTGAAATCTCATTGCCCAGTGCTGAGGATTAATAACATGATAAACCATTTCCAACTGTTCATCGTTAAACTTATTTAACATTTCTTTTCCTGCTTTACAGTTCAAAATGAGCCAAGGACTTACCTTACCATCTTTAATATCCCATACTGCTTTGTTTAAACTTACGTAATTAAAATAATGATTCCATGGCGCACTTTTATCTTCAGCCCATTCCATCATATTTTGTACACTACGTTCTAGTGCCGTAGTAACATCTTCCTTAAGAATAAATTCTAATGCATACTTTTCATACAATTCATCTCGTGCCCAATGATCTAACTTAACACCACTAGTAACAACATAATCTATATATTTTTCAGGATATAGTGGCTTTACATTAGAAATAAAACTACCAAACTTAACAAACGCATTATAATACTGGCTGTCTACAAAGTCAGCATATGTTTTTTCTTTCTTAGCACCTGCACTTAATTTATAAAATCTTTGAAATGCGTACATGCCATATCTAACTCGTTTTTCATCTTTTTGTAACCAACGTCTCTTTTTTTCGCACATATGAGCTGCAAGAGTTTTTTCTCGCATGTATCCGTTACCGCAATATTCGCACTTATATGGTTTATCAGAGTTTGGCATCGATGTCATGTTCTTTAGCCAATTCTTTGAGTTCTTTTTTTGTAGATAATCTAGCAAGTAATTCTACCTCGTCTTGTTTCATATTTGGATAAATTTGTTGTAATAATTTTATAGCATTGTTATTACCTGTTTTCTTTTTAAAACCTATCCAAACATGCTTTCTAATACTGCTGTCAGCGTTATGTGTAGAACAAAGTAACTGCCATTGTAACTGAGGATGTCTTGTTCCTAGTTCGTTCCAATTTTTATTATAAATTTCATTAGTCATTACTACTGCAAGTTCTTGTGCATCTCTGTTACCTGATACCGAACTTGCATATCTATTAAGCAACCAAAAGTTTACACATTTTTTTTGCTCGTCTGTAAGTTCTTTCCATAGTGATTTAGCATTTGAATCTATACATGCTAATACTTCTTTTACTGGAAATTCTTGGTATGCCATTGTTCTACGTCCTCTGGAGTGTTAATCTCGACTCCTTTATATTGTACACTAGAACAACCGATTTGCCAACCATTTTTTAGCCAGCGCAGTTGTTCTAGTTTCTCAACTTTTTCTTCTTGTGTAACTTCTAAATTTGTGTATAGTTCTAGTGCATTTTTTCTATAACCGTAAACTCCTAAATGCCAGTGTCCGTAACCAGTCATGCCTCTGCCAAACCATAAACATTGATCCCCTGCACGTACCATCTTGACAGAGTTAGGATTGTTTTGTTCTTCTTTAGGCATGTCAGTCCATACTGTACTGACCGGATAATACTTTAACCATTCTACACATTGTTCGATCATTTGTGTAGTAACATCAGGCATATCACCTTGTACATTAATAAATTGATCATAGTCATTAAAAACCCCAGTGCGTAATGCTCCTGCACATCTTTCTGTACCGTTTTCGTAATCCGTTGTATCCATAATACATCTGTTACCACCCATATAGTTGTATATGTATTGATTGTCAGTAAGCACATATGTATCGTATCCTGACTTTATACTAGCATCGTACACACGTCTTATCATAGGAATATCATTTAACTTTATAAGAGGCTTTCCTGGTAAACGTGTACTTTCGTATCTAGCAGGTATAAGGATTGCTGTACAAGTCATGAAAACCTTTCTCTAATTATATCTACAAACATTTTTACATTGTCTTCAGGAGTTTCTTTGATTATGCCGTGTCCGAGTCCGCATACCCAACCTGTACGATCAATTGCTTGCATTTCGTTACAAAAATTTTCTATATGTGTTTTACATTCTTGCCACGGTAATAACATTAACTGCTCGTCAAAATTTCCTTGTATAAAACCGTCTTTGTATTTTTTACATATATGTGACATACTTACTGTGCTGTCTACTCCTAGACCTGACCACCCCATTTTATAAAGTGTAGGCAAACATCTTTGGTTTAATCTTTTTGTATAATATGCAGTTTTAGAATCAATTAACGGTTTTAATATTTTTACATATTTTGTTTTAAAGAAAGCTTCACTTATATTGTCAACGCCACTGTCTAGTATCATTACTTTCTCAGCACCGGCGTCTAATTGCAAATAGATATTTTGTCTTAATAAAGGAACAATAACTTGTTCCAAGTAATCTGCCTTCCAGCTTAGATCTAATTTTTGTCCACCTGTAGCATAGTTTAATAATGTCCAAGGTCCGCCTACAAAACCAATTAAACTTTTTTTAGGATGTAATTTTTCCCGTGTTGTTTTTATTGCACGAGCTTGAAATTCCATATGCTTAATTGCTCTTTTTACGTCACGGTGTTCTTTATAATTTTCTTGGTTAATAAAATATTCAAATGTAGGACCTGGAGAAAATTTTAACGGAACACCTAATCCTTCAATAGGAAAAAGTATATCACTGAATAATATAGCAATGTCAAAATCAAACTGTTGGATAGGTAGTAGAGCAACCTTTGAAGCAAGTTGCGGTAGCTTACACATTTGTTCAAACGTGTGAGTTTCTTTTATTTGCATATAGTCTTGTTGATAACGACCTGCTTGGCGCATCATCCAAATAGGTGGAGTAGGTTGTTCTACTCGATTACATGCATTTTTAAATCTATCGTTCATAATGGTATGCAACAACGTCTTTTACTACTTGTTCAAAGTCGTCTAATCTCAGCATGTTAGGTCCGTCACTAGGCGCTAGATCAGGCTCAGGATGGACTTCCATAAAGAAGGAGTTGATCCCAAGAGCAGCCCCAGCACGAGTGAGCCCAGGCACATAATTACGATTGCCGCCGCTACTATCACCCTTGCCTCCTGGCTTCTGTACTGAGTGAGTAGCATCCAACACGACAGGAACATCATAATTATCAAGCATGTACTGTAGCCCAGTGAAATCCACAACCAAAGTGTTATATCCAAAACTTGTACCTCTTTCAGTAATCCAAACTTCTTTAGCGTCTGTACACTTACTTAGTATTCCT